GAGTTAAGTCTAATTTACTTTCCGCTTCAGGATCGACACTTGGATAATTTTCATATAGAATTAAAAGAAGTAAATGAAAAGATCTGGGAACTAGAAGATATCATTCGCAATTGCATCCGTACGGGTGACAAGGGCGATTTATACTATACAGCAGCGTTGAACATTCCCCTAACAAATGATAAGCGAGCTGCTATTAAAAAACAGATCAATGAACAATTTGGTAGTGAAATCATAGAGGAAAAATTATATGTCTGAGCCAGTGTTAAAATTAGGTGATCATTATGTCAGTGACTTTTTAAATGCTGACGAAACCAGTGCAGATCGAAGCAAATACAGTCTAGATTTATATCTGGACGAAGCCATTGGTGCTGTCCGTTTGAAGTCTGAAACTCTTCCACCAGCCGAGGCCATGTGGGGACGTTATTGGTATCGAAGTGGAACCAATGCTACCATGACCAAGGAACTGGGTAACATTGTAGCCGAGATTACTGATCGAGTAAAATTAAACAATGATGATGTCTGGTTGGACATAGCCTGTAACGATGGTACTTTATTACGACAAATTCCAGCTGGTATTCAACGCATTGGTATTGATCCCTGTGATGATGAATACTATAAAGAAAGCAGTCAGCATGGAACAGTCATACAGGATTACTTTAGTGCAGCATCCTATGCCAAGGCTACTACAAAGAAAGCCAAGGTCATAACCTGCATTGCCATGTTCTATGACCTGGACAATCCGCATACATTTATTAAAGATCTTTCTGAAGTATTAGATGATGATGGCGTCATTGTACTACAAATGAGCTATACACCATTAATGGTTCAGCAAATGGCATTTGACAACATTTGCCACGAACATGTTTATTATCATAGTCTGACCAGTTTACTTAACCTGTTTAGTCAGCATGGCATGATGATTGTCGATGCCAATGTTAATGATACCAATGGTGGTAGCATACGCGTATACATTGCCAAGCAAAAATGTAATCCTAATAGTTTTGGCACTGCACAGTTGCGTCAGGTTTGTCTATACCGAACCGATGCTATCTTAAACTTTGAACGCGTTGCTGATATTTCAGATCCTAAGGTCTGGGAGACTTTTGGTACACGCCTGGAACAGCTAAAAATTAGCATGATAGATTTTGTACGAACTGCACGAGCCGAGGGTAAAACCATCTATGGCTATGGTGCCAGCACCAAGGGCAATACCTTATTACAGTACTTTGGTCTGACCAACCAAGACATTACTGCCATTGCAGAACGCAGTCCTTATAAGTTTGGTAAAAAGACCGTGGGTACGGAAATTCCCATTGTAAGCGAAGCCGAAATGCGAGCCGCCAAACCTGACTACTTGTTGGTTTTACCCTGGCACTTTATTGATGAATTTGTTAGTCGTGAACAAGAATATCTAGAGGCTGGTGGAGCCCTGGTTGTTCCTTGCCCAGAATTTAAAATCATAACCAAAGATAACATTAAATGAAAAAAATAGTTTTTTTCAATCAGTTTCATAATGGCGATTGTTTTGTGGGTAAAAACTACGTGCGAGAAATTGTACGTCAATTACCAGACCTAGAGTTTGAATATGCACATGCTCGACACCCTGACATCATTAAAGATCTGGGCATCAAGCATGTCAGTCTAGATAGTTTGCCACCGTTAGATCGTCTAATACGTGTAGCTAATAGTCCTAATGGTGAAACTGTGTATGTGAATACCTGGGTTGGTTGCTGGCAAGGCACCTTGTTCCCGCATGGCGAACACATTAACTTTATTCGCCTACACAACATCTGGCGCGAATACTTTAAGCATTTTAAATTGGATTTTGTAGAAGATCCTAACTATTATTTGCCAGTGATTGATTATGATCAGTATGATGTCAGTCAGGCCGATGTCTGGTTCCACGAACATGGTGACCGACCCAGCATATTAATCTGCAATGGTACTGCTAATTCTGGCCAGAGTAGAGTAGGTGATTTATCAGCCTGCATTACAAAGTTGTCGGCTGAATTGCCCGAGATTAACATTGTATTAACTCATAAACTGCCCTTGACTGCAACCAATATATATTATACCGATGATATATTTGCAGGACAGGAAAACGATCTTAATCAGATTGCATACCTGGCCGGTGGTTGTGATGTCATAGTTGGTAAAAATTCTGGACCATTTAGCTATTGTCAGAATGCCATTAACCTAATGAACAATGCTCTAACCTTTTTAAATCTAAGCATACTAGCAACGGATTGTCCTAGCGGCGGTGGATTATACAAGGCTCGCTGTGTGCATACTGCCGAAACCAACGATGAAAGAATTGCCAATATCATCAAAGTATTACTTGCAAACCCCGATTACCGAGGAACTGAAATCCTAGCATGAAGACAACCTTTATCATGACCTGTGCCATCAATACCAACATAGGCATCTACGATCCAAGTTTTAGAATACTGCAGATTCAACAGACCATGGATAGCATACTTGGTCATTATCCAGATGCCAACATCATATTAGTTGATGGTGGTAAACCTGTTGTAGCAGCGGAATATCCTGCGTTGTACGAACAGTATAGGCAACTAACTCAACGAGCTCATGTTTATTTGGACATGACCAACAACGAACAGGTGCAGAACTTTCATAAAAATTATCTGGACAAGATCAAAGTCCGCCATGAGATGGGCGGCACAACTGGTCTCATAAAAAGTGCAGCTGAAAATATCATCATGTACAATGTATTGCATACGCTACAAACCAATGCAGAGCTAGAAGCATTTAGAAATGTAGACAGAATTTTTAAAATTTCTGGTCGCTACATGCTCAGCCCACTGTTTGATAGCAGCATCTATGAGACTGCAACAGCACAAAATCTCTATGTGTTTAAACAGCGTGAAAAAAGCTGGATGCCTGATGCACTAAGCGCCATTGGTGTTGAACATAGTTATAGTAGTCGTCTGTGGAGTTTCCCAGCAAAGCTGCTTGAAGACTGCGTACAACGCTATGAAAACATCATCAATGATTATTATAGCATTACAGAAACTCATTACGTTGACATCGAACATTTATTATACAAACACATGGGCCCAGCAGTCAGCCAAGAGATTGAACATACACATCTCATGGGAACTATTGCACCCAATGGAACTTTAATCTACGACTAGGACCGATCATGGATAAACCAAATTTAATACTTTGCACGGGCTGGGGCTACAAGGTAGACCTCATAGCCATATTTGTTGAAAGCTGGAAAAAGTATCAGAAAGCAACTGCTGACATGATCATGTTGGTTGAGCCTGACATCAAACAGGATAAACTTAATTATCTGCTGGATTCCGGCGTTGATGTTCGGTTCTATACTGCTGGATATTTTATTCCCAGTGCCATACATAATACTCGCTATTTTAAATACCTGGACATTTTATTAGAAGAGCGTGGACAATATAACCGAGTATTTCACTGTGACGTACGAGATGTAGCCTTTCAGGGCGACATTTTCGAAGAAATCCAGGCACCCCCAGATCAGGTAGATTTATTTGTCAATGAAGAAGATCCTGAAGCCAACCTGGGAGAACGTTTTAATAAATACATTTTGACCACCAACTATGGCGAAGCCGTGGCCAAGGAACTAGAACCCAATCGCATTTTATGTTCGGGTACTACTCTGGGTAGTCAGGAAATGATGATTCAGTACATTGTAACATTAATGAATCAACGTGATATTAAAAAGATGATGGAAGTAGGTGGCATACCTGATGAACAAGGTCCATACAACTACATATTCCATAAAAACCTAATACCTCATACCAAGTTGGAAAACGGCACGGGTGTTGGAACATTATGTCTGGTACATCCAAATCAATTAAAAGTACTGGATGATGGACGTGTTACTGTGTATGGTAAGTTACCCAGTGTCATACATCAGTGGGATCGTCATAATCAAATACCACATTTAATCAATCATTACAGCAATTTATACCTCAAGGAGTTAGGCTATGTCCTTTAATTTTGATTTTACCCAAGCTAAACTAGCAAAATGTTTAAGTCGCAATAAAAACATTGCAGAATTATTTGAAACATTTAACACAGTATTACCCAAGTACAACATTACAACCGTGGAACGAGTGGCAGCATTCCTGGCTCAGTGTGGTCATGAAAGTGCAGACTTTACAGTGCTGAAAGAAAACCTAAACTACAGTGCCGAAGGACTGAGCAAGGTATTTCCTAAACGATTTCCAACCGTAGCAGCTGCACAACCATATAATCGCAACCCTGAAAAGATTGCCAATAAGATCTATGCTGACCGCATGGGCAATGGTCCAGAAGCATCTGGCGAGGGGTTCAAGTTCCGTGGTCGTGGTGCTATACAGTTAACTGGTAAAGAAAACTATACTAAGTTTGCTGCAAGTGTTGGCAAGACTCTGGATGAAGCAGTTGCCTATACAGAAACTCTGGATGGTGCCATTGAAAGTGCCTGCTGGTTCTGGACAACCAACAAGTTAAATGATATTGCCGATAAAAACGACATTGTTACCCTGACAAAACGCATCAATGGTGGTACAATTGGACTAGAAGATCGCAAGCATCATTTTGAGAATAATTTAATTACTCTAAGTGCCTAATTATACGCACCTGGGCTTTGGGGGACGGGATCTAACAGTCCCCAAGCTAGAACAAATCAACGAAAACGGCACCCGTCTCTATGCAACACCCGACGGGCGTCGTTATCCCAGTGTTACTACCATACTTAGCGAACACGGCAAGGAAGCACTAGACGCCTGGCGTAATCGCATTGGACATGAAGAAGCCGCAAAGATTGGCGCCCGAGCTGCCAATCGTGGTACTCGTATTCATAGCTATACCGAATCGTATTTAAAAAACCAACCCATAGACTTTGGTCTGAACATATTTACCGAAGAGCTATTCAACACCTTCAAACCTTTGCTGGACCCCATAAACAACATACATTGTCTGGAGACTCGTATGTTTAGCCATCATCTTCGTCTGGCTGGAACCGTAGATTGCATAGCCGAATACAATGGAGTGTTGAGTGTCATAGACTTCAAGACTGCCAGTAAAACCAAAAGACACGAATGGATTCATAGCTATTTCATGCAGGCCAGTGCTTATGCCATCATGTACGAAGAGCTCACGGGCATACCAGTTCCTGACATACATATACTCATAGCCGTAGAAGATCAGGAACCGCAGATATTTTCCGAGAAACGCAATCGCTGGACTCGGGGCTTACTGGACTATAGAAATATCTACGAAAAGAATCACAATAGTTATTGACAAACTATTGACACTCATATATAATCACGGTGTAGGCTATGACAAAGGAGCATATGATGACAAACAAAATAACACAACGAGAATGGGATCGATCAGTTGGTATTGGTTCACCACCGACGGAACAATTGATACCAAATCTACCTGAATACGAATTAGACAAAGTAACTGGTGAAGTTGTTAAAGTAACTCGACCAGAACCAGCAATTAAATATAAATGGGAAGAGAGCGATTTTGATTAAACCACTTAAAAAGAACGTACTAGTAGTTAGGCTAAAAAAGAAATCTACAACTGAATCAGGCATTATTTTGCAAAGTGATCATGACGGCAACGTTGACCGAGCACAGGTCATAGCTGTTGGTAGTGAAGTTACCCTGGTGCAAAAAGATGACATTGTCTTCTGTGATTGGAATAAGGCCAATCCAGTTACGGTTGATGACATTCCACACTATGTTGTAAGCGAAGATAACATTGTCTGGGTGTTTGAAGATGATAGTCTATAAGTGTAAATCTAAATGGGTCATATCGTCGGTGTTTAGACGCTATGTTAAAATGCGAGTATCAGATAAAAACAAACGCTGGTATGATAAATTTCGCAGACTCAGAGGCAATCGCTTCTGGTGGAAACCAGTTGATTAATGAAGATCATTAGCCTTAATTACGTCTAATCCCCCTAGACTTTTTAGGCATAGTTCATATATAATAGTGTTATGGATAAGAAATTATTCATGATGTACTATAGGCCTCAAGGCAGACCTTTATCAGTTGATCGATATCTCTGCTGACATGAGTTTATAAACGCAGTATTTTTATAAACGTAAAGGAGAACTATTATGTGGACAACACCATCAGCTCAAGAAATGAGATTTGGTTTTGAAGTTACAATGTACGTAATGAACAAGTAATTGTTCGTTGTACATTAAAAGGGGGACTTAGGTTCCCCTTTTCTACTTTATGGAGTGAATATGAAGAAAATAGTATTAATTGGTCATGGATATGTGGCAAAATATATTGCTCTTGAATTAGATCGTCAGAGCATACACTATGTCTGGACACGGCACACCGAATACGTACCTGTTGATGCTGACTTTATCATCAATGCAGCTGGATTCACCGGCATTCCCAATGTAGATGCTTGCGAACTACGCAAGGCAGATACGGTTCAGGGCAACATCAATTATCCCCTACACCTAGAACGTAACTTTGATTGCCCCATACTGCACCTAAGCTCAGGTTGTGTTTATACTGGCTACAAGCCTGGTGGCTGGACCGAAACCGATGCGCCTAACTTTAACTGGAACAATGGTAGTTTTTATAGTGCTACTAAAGCAGAGTTTCAGAAGCTCTGGACCGAATTTGGATATAATAAAAAGTCCTATCTATTCCGACTGAGAATGCCATTTGGTCCAGACAACCTAGACAAGAATCTCCTCATGAAGCTGTACAAGTATGATCGTCTGGTTGATTTTGAAAACAGCATGACCAATCTAGAGGATCTGGCCGAGGCTGTGTGTTGGTTTGTAGAGAATGAACCCATGCCAGGCATCTATAATGCAGTCAATCCCGGTGGTATCAAAACTCATCAGGTGGCTCAGATGTTGGGTCTGGTTAAACCATATTACACCCAAGACGAGTGGAGTAAAGCTGGATTAACTCCTAGATCAAATTGTGTATTAAATACAGACAAGATGCAGGCAGTATTTAAATTCAGACCTATTACAGAAAGTCTCATAGATAGTATTGACAAAATTCGCAAATTATAATATAATGCGTAATATAAGAATCATTAAAACTGGTATCAATGTTGATAAAATACAACGCCAGTTAATTGAATATGCGTCGGATTGGAACAGCCAGCAAAACGAAACCGGAACGGCCATGCAGGATCCGCACAAGTTTAAAAGCACTGTGGATGTCCTGCAGCTGGTCATGGGTGGCATAGAGACTGAAGGCCAGTATGTTGGTGATACCGAACTCTGCTATCAGTTACCAGCTCTAAAGCATCATACCGAAATGGTGGCCTTTTTAAAGCGACATTTTCATGCAGTACGACGCTGCGCATTTTTTAGAATACCAGTTGGCCATCGAGTAGGTCGACATACAGACTTTGGCAGCTACTATTTAGACAAAGATCGATATCACCTAAGCATCAGCGGTAGATATCAGTATACTGTATATGATGCTGATGGCACTGCTGAACAGGTCATCATAGAACCCGGCACCCTGTTCTGGTTTAATAATAAGCTGGATCATGAAAGCGAAAACATTGCCGATGAGCCCAGAGTTGCATTTATATTTGATGTGCCCCAGGATCCTAGAAATCCTTAGACATATAAATATAATTACACAAGAGGGATAGACTCTTTAAACCTATCATTTTACACACAACACACAGGAGTAGTAAATTATGTCAAACATGACACCGTTCGAGATTCGCCTTGAACTTCTAAAAATGGCGAAAGACATGCTCACCGAAGATTATTATGGTAAGCGTGAATCCATTGGTCAAGATTGGAACGTCAAAGTTGAGGTAGCTAAACTCAATGGCGGAACCATACCAGATCATCCAGGTTATCCAACCTATCCAAGCGAAAAAGATATCATTACCAAGGCTCAGGAACTCAACGGCTTTGTGTCTAATATCGAAACAAAACCAACTATTTCAACTAAAAAATCTACTGTAACACAAAACGCCGCATAGCGCGGAGCAAGGGGATTCCTCTTGCTCTTAAACTAAAGGAGATATCATGTTAAGATTTATACCAAAACTCATAGTGCCAATCATAGGGCTGTTATTGATTAGTACAGCCATGGCCACCATCATAGATTATAGATTTACTGAATTACGTAACGACAATTATGATTTTGGATTTGCTACTGCAGCAGATCGAGATCGTCAGCTAACCTGTTTGGCTCGCAACATTTATTTTGAAAGTGCAAGCGAACCATTCGAAGGCAAAGTAGGAGTAGCTCAGGTTACACTTAACCGAGCAGCATCTGGAGAATTCCCCACCGACATCTGTGCTGTTGTTTATCAGAAAAATAAACTGGTTGAAAAGACCGTGTGTCAGTTCAGCTGGTACTGCGAACATCCCAGCACATTAAAAATTCGCAGTCCGCGTCTTTATGCCGAAAGCATGGAGGTTGCTAAAAAGGTTCTATTAGAGAACTTTAGACTGGACAGTTTAAAAGACGCCATGTATTATCATGCCGATTATGTTAATCCACGCTGGCAAAAAGAAAAAATAACTAAAATTGGACGTCATATCTTTTACAAGGATCGTGCATAATGAAACATCTAGAAGAATATTTGCCTAAATGGCTAAACAACAACAATACCCTTAACTGGGGCAGCATCATCATAGGTCATTTTGTATTCATTCCTAGCCTGTTGGCCTTGTTGACTGCATTAACCGATAACACACCCAGCATTGACATTGTCATACTGGTACAGTTATTATTAATACTAAGTTTTATTCGAGCCATTGTTAATAAAGATACCGTGGCTTTGGTATTCCACAGCATGGGCTGGTTTGTAAATGCCGGGATCATGTTCTTGATCTTGTTTAAATAATGAGTTTTGGGGTCATTACTCAGTAACGAAATGACTGCTTTTAATAACAGGAGTAAACAACAATGAAGTATTTACCAAAATTAGATGTTAACTTAATTGGTAACATCGTGGTAGCATTAATTATTGTTAAAGTGTTAGCAAAACTTATAGGATAAGTTTCAAGGGTTGGTGGATCCCCAAAACCACTAATAATTTTATCGACTCTTTGAAATAAAACCTATACAATACAGATATATACTAATGTAGTATGATTTTACCATTAACTGACTGATTGGAGATACCCATAGCATGAAGCTGAATCAACCCCCTAAGAAAAAAGAACTAAGTAAACTGCAGCAGCAATTGTTTGCAAACAATCCTGTTATGGTGAACAAACCCAGCAACAAACCTCCGAAAATTTTTATTGCAACACCCATGTTTGGTGGTAGTGCCAACTACATGTACATGATTAGCTTAATTAACTTGTTAACTGCTCTGGGCCAAAAAGGTATCCACAGCATGTTTGAAATTGCTGCCAACGAAAGCCTAATCACCAAGGCTCGTAATATTTTAGTCGAAGGCTTCTTAAAGAGTGATGCCACACATATGCTGTTCCTGGACGCTGACCTAGGCTTTGATCCACAGGATGTTATTCGCATGATTGAGGCTGATAAAGACCTCATTGGCGGACAGTATGCTAAAAAGAAAATTAACTGGGATGTAGTTAAACGAGTAGTAGCAGGTGTTCCAGATATTCCACCGCATGCCATTAATGCTGTCATTGCCGAAAGTACATTCCGCCCCATTGGCGATCAGATCAGTTTTAGACTTGATCAACCAGTCGAAGTAGAAAGCATTGCAACTGGCATGATGTTGATTCGCCGTGAAGTATTTACCAAAATGGCTGCTGAATTACCAGAAATTGAAATTATCTCTGGCGGTAGTGAAACCATGGATCCAAAGACCATGACTCGTATCACAGATCCACATCGCAAAGCACATGCTTATTTTGACGTAAGCATTGATCCTGTAAGCAAAGCCTATACCAGCGAAGACTTTACATTCTGTAAGCGTTGGAGGCAAATTGGTGGTCAGGTATTCTTGGCACCATGGACTCGCACAGTACACGTTGGTACTTATGAATATGTTTGTGATTTAGCTTCTATTGCTACCTATACACAGCAAATGGCTGATCATGCACCAGCAAATCCAGCTGATACCAGCATCAACCCAGTGCAGGTGGGCTAATGTCAGGCATAAAAGATCGTATTGCAGCCGGCCAGGACATCATGGGCATCAAGCTCATGGGTCCTGATGGCACAGTCAAGGATCATAAGTTAGTCAGTGACGAAGGCGAAGTTACACTGACCAATGAATTCATGATTACCCGTCAGTTTACCAGCAGCAATGATTTTAGTCTCTGGGTTGAAAAAGAACACCGGGACACGGGCATACCTCGCATGGACCTGATCATTGAATATTGTCAGAGCCGAGACATTGACATTGAAGCCGTGGCTCCATTAATCAACAAGGTGTTAAAAGAACGCATTAGATTAGAAGCCGAAGAAGCACGTTTAATGAAACCAACAGGAAGACTACCATTATAGTGACAGAGTTTCAGGCCTATAGAATGTATCTGGCACTCAAGGCTCATTTTCAGACCGAAGACTATGACGTTGTTAAAATGCAGGGTCGTATTCGAGCCAGTCGCAAGGGGTTTGATGGGCTGGGCAAAGAGTTTGCTTTTCGCCGACTGGTAAAACTCTACAACGACGAAGAGGTTTGTAACTTCATGGTGGCTAACTTTATACGAGGCAGTCGCTGGGGTGGAGTGTTTGACATTGAAGCTGCCAAGGAATACACGGACTGGAAACGCCGTCAGGAAAGTCTGGGCTATGTATTTGAACAGGACCTAACACGACTAAGCGAAGAAGCTGCTGATGATGACATTGCCGATATTTTTAAACATGAGGCTGGCAATCATCCTTATATTCTCAAAAGCTTCTTGAGAAACAGCATAGGACCAGAAACACTGGTCATATTAAATAGGCTCACAGGATTTGCTGACCGCATAGAGTTACCAGGCAATGATCCGGTCTGGGGCGATGTTCGTAGACTGATACGTAAATATCGACCCTTTGTAAAATACAATCAGGAAAAATTTTCAAAGATATATCATGGCATCCTCGGAACTTGAAACCGGCATACTAAAAGAAAGACTCAATGAGCTAGAAGATGCAGTTCTTGATCTCAGTGCAAGCATACAGCACATGCAATTACAGATCAAGGATATGCAACAGATGATCATAAAGATTGCTACCAATCAGCAGCATCTGGCTGAACGGGTATCAACTTGGCCATTTATCAAAGTGGACAAGAAACGTCGATCCCCTCCTAAACAAGAGGATTGACAACATTATAAATATACTATATAATGATTTTGATGAGTAGTAATATATCATGGCAACACAAAATAAAATAACATACAATTCATACAACGCATATACTAAGGAGTTATACAAATGGCTTTTAATAGCTTATCCGATCTAAGAAATAGTCGTGGCAATTTTGATTCATTAATGAAAGAAGTTGAGAAGATTGCCAATCCGCAAACCTCAGATAGCCGAGACGATGACCGTTTTTGGCAACCTGAAGTCGATAAAGCCGGCAATGGCTTTGCAGTAATTCGTTTCCTTCCTGCACCTAAAGGTGAAGAAATGCCCTGGGCAAGAATCTGGAGTCATGGATTCCAAGGTCCAACTGGTAAGTGGTATATTGAGAATTCACTAACCACCATCGGTAAACCTGACCCAGTGTCGGAGATGAACAACGAACTTTGGAACAGCGGTTCCGAAGCCAACAAAGAAATTGCTCGCAAGCAAAAACGACGTTTAAATTATACCTGTAATGTTTTAGTCATACAGGATCCAGCTCATCCAGAGAACGAAGGCAAAGTTAAATTATTTAAATTTGGCAAACGTATCTTTGACAAAATCAAAGACACCATGCAACCAGAGTTCCCAGGCGAAGAGCCAATCAATCCGTTTGATTTTTGGAAGGGAGCTAACTTTAAAATTAAGATTCGTAAAGTTGAGGGGTATCGCAACTATGACAAATCAGAATTTGATGTTGTTAGTCCTTTGGCGGATGATGATGCAAAAATTGAAGCAGTATGGGGTCAACAGCATAGTCTGGTTGACTTTATTGATGCAAGACACTTTAAGAGTTACGAAGAGCTCAAGAAAAAACTTGAGGCAGTTCTCAGTGGTGTTCCAGCAGCAGTGCGTCATGCCGAGGCAGTTGATTTAGATGCACCAGTGGCAACTAAACCAGCAGCTGCAGCACCAGCAGCACCTAGTGCGGCCGGTCCAGATGATGAAGATGATTCAATCAGTTATTTTGCTAATCTAGCAGCTGACGAATAAAAACGCCCTTAAAAAAGGCAGTTTTGAGAGGAGCTTAAAACGCTCCTCTTTTTTTGTTTAGTAGACTGTCTGACGATTAATGTAGCGATCCAGGGCACTTTCCTTGGGTCGTACTTCTAGGCTGGGTGCTATGTAGGCCGGTGGTGTATTGTTGCCCACGGTCTGTTGATTGTTGATGATAACAGGTGCAGCTGGTTGAGACTGAGACTGCTGAATTAAATCTTTGTTTTGCATGCTTTGTTGTAGTATCTGATTGTCAGGTTTAGCTGTAGCTGGCGCCGGTGCTGTTGTTTTTAATGGGTCCTTATAGGCTGGTATGTCGGAACCAGTTACTGCTGCCTTGGTTACGTTCCAGATGTCACCATAGGTTTCTTTTAATGGAATATCTCCACTGACATTCATACTTTCCTTAAAAGTATCATCACTTCGGGCATAGCGCCAAAGAGTGGGTATACTAAACAAACTGGCTGCGGCCATGACACCACCACCAACTTTTCCAGTGCCTAGCTTAGGCATGTTTAGGGTAGGTGATTGAGCAGCAGCAGATCCTTTGGGTAAAAACTGACCTCTGGGACCGATTTGTCTGGTAACACCGCGTTTATCAGTAACATTTCTAACTGGTGGTTTAGGCGCAGAGGTTTTGGCACCCCTGGGAGTTGTTTTACCAGGAGTTTTCCCTGGTTTATTGCCCATGGGACCTATTGGTAGTATACCACCACCACCATCACCACCAGACATCATGTTACCTAGAAATCCCAATATAGAGGCCATGTCCATGTCTCGTTCACCAGTCTGAACTTTATCACCTTCGCTTTCGCTACTGATTAGACCGGCATCTTCATACAGAGGTGAATTGCTGGCTACTGGTGGTGCCATTAATAGGGCTGGCACTGCTGAGCTGCGAGTAGATACTACTGGAGATTTAATACGTGTTTCAGTTTTTGCAGTTTGACTGCGAATTTGTTGTTCAGGTATAAGACGAGCAATCTTTTGCTTGGCTGATGTTTCTGGTGTTGCTTTAAGTTGCTTGGCTAGATTATCTATGCTTTTGCGTAGTTTAGTGCTGTCTTCTTTATTGGCAGTTTTTAATTGTAATATTGTATCTTCAAGTTTTTTAAAAATATCAGTTTGTTCTTTGGTGGCATCTAATAATAGATCTTGTTGCTGTTTTACCTGTTGTATAAATTCATCATAGATGCGTTGATTTTTTAATTCAGGAGTAGTTTGTAGACGTTCCTCTTCAGTAGTATCAACTCCCAGCGCTTCTTTAATACCCATGATGGCACTAGCTTTTAACTGTTCCAAGATGCCAGGTTTTTCTGCGTCTCGGGGCAGTTCCTGATTGGCCGGCACAAGATTTAACAATGGATTCACTGGTCCTGTATTCAGTGAATCATTACCCTGTAACTCTTGTCGTATGTCCTGTAAATCTTTGTGTAGAGTGCCCAGTCCAACTTTATTGGATTTTAAACGAGGACTAGTTAGGTCCTCGTAGTTCTTTTGTGCTGGATCCTGTGCCATTATTCAGCATATCTCGGATTAGGTGTTGGCTCATCTTCTTCTGGTTCCGCTTTAGGAGCAGGAGCCGATCTACGTGGTGGCACCGGCATCATGGGCTGTGCCACTTCAGACTTTTTTGATGCTGAATATGCATTAGCACCAAAGAAAGCTGCAACCAAAGCTGAAATAGCCACGAAGTAAGTAGGTGCAATATTACCTATGATGGTGGCTGCGTCATCTACATCTAACCAAGATGTAAATGTAATTGTTACTGGATACAGCAACATGCCCCAGAGAGCAAACCAGGTCATCTTACGCATAG